AAAAAGAATTTGTTAGTTTTGAAGAAACGATAGATCTATTAAAAAAATGTAATATGAAATGTTGCTATTGTTCTAGTGATGTTTACATTTTATATGAACGTGTAAGAGAAATGAAACAATGGTCACTTGATAGAATTGATAATGATATTGGACATAATAGTGGAAATTTAGTAATAGCTTGTTTAGAATGTAATTTAAAGAGGAGACGAACTAATAAAGACAAGTTTATGTTTACAAAGAATATGGTTATAATTAAAGAAGGTAATTAATATTCCTCTAAATTTACATCATAATTTTCTTCTTCTATTTCTAACATTTTAGCATAAGTATCATAATTTTTTAATATTTGTTGGTATAAAGGCGATAGTTCATGAAATATATCTGAAAGAATTTCCCAATATGGCTTACAAACATATGTAATATATCTCATTTCATGGTTATAAAATGATGATGAACTATTAATATTGAAAGATGTAAATGGTTTCAATCCTTTGTCTTTTTCTTTTTCAGTTTGTAAATAAAATTCAAAAGACACCTTTCTTGCCCATTCTTCACAGTGTTCATATTTTTGAATTGGATTTCCAATATCAGCCGCATGAACAAATATTTTAGCTAATAAATATTGATCATCTATAGATTCATAATTAAACCCAGCATCCTTTTTTGTTTTCATATTTTCAAGAATAGTTTTATGGTTTGCCATATCTGTTCCTAAAATACAATTAATTATCGTTTTTCTACAAATAATAAATTCATCATGATGACAATTTTGAAAAAGAGCATGTTTTTTTATAAGTTCAAATGATAAGTGACAATGAAATTGTTCAAGAACGCTCAAGTCATTATAACGACAAGCTAATTCAGAACATGTATTAATTTCAAATAGATTATTATTACCAGGATGTCCAATATCATGAACTAACGCACTAATAAGAATTGAAAACAATACATCTGGATTAAGTTTATCAAATAATGCACATTGGTCAAGCAAAACATATGTAGTATGTAATATATGTGTTGCGTGATAAAAGTTATGATATGAGACTTCATTATACATATCGCAAACATCTTTTACAAACCCTTTTAGGCAAATGATATTAATTTTGTGATAATCCATGCGTTCAAAGAAAGTTTTAAAAATATAACATACAATATTTCTAAGAATAAACGTATCATCAATTTTAAGAATATTAAAATCAATTGTAAAGATGTCATCAGGGATTAGGATAAATTTATTTATAAGGGCTGAATAATCAATTTTACCTGTTGTATCAATTCTGGGTAAATCATGAATAATAGAAATTAATGATACTTCATTAGAAGAAGGTGATCTAGATTTGTTTCTAGACATAAATACTGGCGATAGAGGCTTATAGCTTTCCATTTTGTTATAGTGATTTATAATTATCCTTAATTACATTTTGATTTCAATTTTTTAACCCCCTATACCCAAATACCTAAATACCTAAATACCTAAATACTCATTTTTTAAGTTATTTAAGTTTAATCATACATTATTTTAAAATCAAATATAATAATGTATACTACGTGGAAATGGAGTACAGGAGAGGCATATTATAAAAGTGCCAGACCAGAAAAAGATGAACAACAACAACAACAACAGGATGTAGGTTATGATTCTCAAAGAAACGCAATAAATCAATCTTTAGCAGATGATTCCTTCTTTAACCAAGATTCTGAACTAATGAATATAACCAACTCTATGTTCTCAAGAAATCAAAATGCTAGTGGAACAAGACGTGAAGATTTAGACACAAAAATAGCAGATCGTGAAATGATTGCTCAAAGAGGAGTAAACCCATTTTTACAAACAAGTTATGTAAATGATGTAGTTGCACGTGATATGTTTTTAAAACCAATTAATACAACATTTGAGCGTTCTAAAGAAAAGTCAAAAGAAGAAACATAAAGATAAATAATGTATAATATATATGGTTTATTTACCGAATGAAATTTTAAACATAATTTTTTCGTTTGTTCAAAGACCAAAAACTAACAAATTAATGAAATATATAATAGAAGAATGTTACGAAGAAGATTATGATCCGTATTATTCAGAATCATTTTATGATGATTATCGTTATCAGTATACATTTAAAGAATGGTATTTTTTATATAGAAAATGGTGGATTCTTAAAAACAAAAAAATATATAAGCATACACCATGGCCAACGTATGTAGGAACAGACAAAACATTATATTTATTGTAAATAGGTTCTTTAAGTTAAAAAATATATTATTTAATTTTTAACTTAAAGAGATATATCGGCATATTTAGATAGCTTTAACGCACATTGTGTGAAGCAATCTATTTGCTAAATAGGCTAAGAAAGAGTTTAACAAAATGAAAATAGAATTTACTATAAACATCGTATTTACTTTCTTGATATGGGTAATCATAAAATAAGCAATTGATATTACACTCATCACAAACATTACACCAAATACAATTGATAAGGCATAGAAATAAACACAATACTCTCTTGGAAGAGGGCCAAAATATTGATCCATAAAAGAAGCCATTATAATATTTATTTAGATATTAAAATTCGTAAAAAATGAAATAATTTAATTTAGGAATAAAACTACTTAAACAAATTTTAAAAAACTTAAATAATGAACAATTCTAATTATACAACTCAAAATGATTTGCTACTAAAAAATTTGATGTCTTTTTACAAAACAGATGATATGGATGGAGTATATAATCCAAATAATAATCTTGATAAAATGCTAAAGATTATTACTGGAGAGTCTAAAATATCTTTACGCATTGTTGATTGGTTTGCTACTAATTATGCTAAGAAATATTATACTCTTTATGTTATTGAAGGAACGCATGATAACGTTACAAGACGTTTTAAAGTTTATGACGATTATAAACTTAAATTAAAAGCTTATTCTAAGAAACGTTTTGACCCTTTTTGTCGCTGGGATCGTATTAGCATTCCATATACAAACGGAAAATTTATTGAAACTACTATTGGACAACTTAACTTCTTCAAATGGGCAATTGAAAATAAAGTTGTTGATTATATAGAAGAAAATTATACTGATATTGAAAAAGATATGAATAATCGTAACAGCACTTCTAAACGTAAGGAAACAATTACTGATAACTCTAAAACTAGAAAGAAGCGCGAAGAATTATCTATATCAGCAACAAAAAGTATTAAAAAGGAAAAGGTAGAAATTGTTGTTCAATTTCATTAAAATATATGCTAATAATATGAATAATATTCAAAAGAGATTCCTATTATTTTTATTTGGTTGTATTGGAACTAGAAGTTTGTTAGTTTATATCGCAAAAACAACTAACAAAACTTTGTTAATGTTTTTAGGTTATTTGGCTTTATTACCAGCTATAGGATTTTTTTATTTATATTTTTCAGGCTCAAGAAAAACAGGGACTGAAGTTTTTGGAGATAAAATATGGTGGAATAATTTAAGACCCGTTCATGGATTGTTCTATACTTTATTCGCATATAATGCAATAAATGGTAATCTCAATGCTTGGATCTATTTGTTAGTTGATGTTATATTTGGACTTACCAGTTTTTTGATTTTTCATTATTATAATGGAGATTTTTACAAGTTATAAATAAATTATTTTAAGTTGTTCTATTATTTAAAAACTAACAATATAAATTAAATATGGGAAATACACAATCTATGAAAAAAATAAATTATGAAGATATGCAAACTGTCATAAAAAATCCTGAGATTTATTTGATTATTAATACTTTATCTCCGTCTGAACAACAATGTCTTATAGTAAATACTACATTAGCGAATGAAGAGGAAGGAATAATTAATAGATTTATGAAAGAAAATAAAAGCATTAGAATTATTATTTATGGAAGAAACTGTAATGACGAAACAATAAATAAAAAATATCAACAATTATACTCATTAGGATTTTACAATATTTTTGTTTATTTAGGAGGTATGTTTGAATGGTTGTTATTACAAGATATTTATGGTAAGGATTTATTTCCAACCACTAAAAAGGAATTAGATCTATTAAAATATAAATCAAATCAGTTATTAAGTATTAGTTTGTTAGAATATTAAAATTTATACTTAAGTTCTGTTTTTGTTAATATTTTTTCAATAACTAATTCCTCTTCCCAATCTTTAGTATCTTCTACAATATCATCATCTATAGGTGGGTCTGCTGCTTTATTATTACTACATTCTAATCCTAGATTAGATAATTGGTCAGCACGCTTGTTGTCTTTTCTGTATACATGATTAAAATCTATATAATCAAAATGTGTTTTTAATTTAACCACTTCATCATACAGATCTGCCAGATTTGGATTTTTAACCTTATATATCTTATTAACTTGATTAATTACGAGTAAACTATCACCACAAACAGAAAGTCTTTTAACACCTAGATCTATTGCGGCTGTTAGACCAAGAATTAACGCACTATATTCAGCCTCATTATTTGTTCGTTTATCTCCAATATATTTACAAGCAGCCCAATGTTCAACTCCTTTTTTATAAATGACAGCACCTATACCAGCCTGTCCAGGATTTCCTTTACTACATCCATCAAAATATAATACAAATTCTGTAGAAGGATAAATTTTAACCTCTGAACTTGTTGTTAACTTTATACTAGGCAAACTGACAATCATTTGTTTATTATCCATGTTATATATAATTGAAGTATAATTTAAATATATTTCAATTATATTATATATATATAATATAATGGTTCCTACAAGACTTCTAGGTTTGTTTTTCGTTTTTTGTCTATCTTTTTCACCCTTCATAAAAGGTGATACAGAATGTCCAACTGTTACTTCAATTGGCGATCGCAGAAAAG